TGTATTGTTTTCTTCTAGTAATTCTTGTATGTTAATACAAGCTAGAGGAACAATATCAGCCGTGGCAAATCCCTGCACAGGATAGTTTTTTATCTGTGTAGAGAAACTAGAACCACCCCAAGGCATTCTTTCTGCTTTTGGAAAAGCATATTGTCTGCCACTTGGTAGTGTAACAACCTTTCGTCTTATAGCTTCATCTTGTAATTTTTCATGCCATACTTTTATATCTGGATATTTTTTTAAGAAAGCAGAATAATATTTCTTTTCATTTTCTGTACCAGACATACCACCATACAAAGGTTTAAAAGTATGTGCCTTTGCATTCTGTCTTGAACAACCAATAATATCAGCAGTGTATTGATGCACATCTACGCCATTCTCAATATCTTTCATACCCTGTTTATCTTGTGCAAGAAACACAGCAGTTCTAAATTCTAATTGTGCGTAATCTATTTCCATAATACTACCACCATCAAATCTAGATGCAATAGCTTTACGAATAGGAAATGTGTTACCTCTTGGTTGATTTTGAAAATTAGGATTACGACTAGACAGTCTGCCTGTAGCTGTAACTGTCTGCATAAAACTAGGATACAAATAATTTTTATCTGATGTATGTTTCTTTATACCATCAATGAATGTATTTAAATAAACTTCTAATGCATTGTATCTTGTAATTTTATCTACAAATGTTTTTAGAAATTCATCTCCTTGTCTTGCCATCTTCTCTAAAGTATTTTTATCTGTTTTAAATCCACCTTCTGCAACATCCATAACAGAATCTGGACTAGCAGCAAATCCTGCTTTGTCTTTTAGACTAGAATAAATAAAACCTTTTGCATCACAATCAGCACATCTACTTAAATTTTTATATGGCTGACCATTTGTTTTAAGTTTTCTAATCACACCTTTACCAAGGCACGTCTCACATTGACGTGCTTTTGTTTTTTGTACAGGTTCTAATTGACGTGCAAAAATTTGTTTTAGTTGTGTGCCTGTAAGTCTGGGCCTTTTCTTTTTCTTTTTAGTAACAGGGTCAATGCCTAAATTAAAAGTTTTAGACCATAGTTTTTTATCTTTTACTTTTACACCATACACTAACCAAGATAACTGCTCTGTGCTTGCAGGATTAATTTTAGTATCGCCCATTCTATTATAAATAATTTCATCTATTTCTACACGAAGTTTATCATGTTCATTTTCAAACTCTTGCTGTAAATTATCTAATGTGTTCATATCAATGTAAATACCATTGTCTTCTATCTTTGCTAGCACAACTAAAAATCTACACATAGTTTTTAAAGTATTAATTAAATGTTTATGTTGTGGTTTTTTTAATTGTAACATTTGTGCTTGATACAAAGACCTGGTTGCTTTTACATCTAATCTTCCATACTCTTCTACAATACGTATTGGTATGTTTTCAAAAGATACTTTGTCTTTTATATATTGTTCAGTTAAATCAGATTTTTGTATGACACCTCTGTATGCACAACAATCTTTTAATTTTAAACTTCTGCCAATACCTTTATTCATAACATACTCGCCAATCATAGTGTCATAAACTCTACCATCATATTTAAAACCTGTTTCCCATAACCATAACAAATCAAATTTTATATTGTGACCAACAAGAAGTTTTGTCTTATCTAGTATGTCTTGTACTTTTTTTCTATCTGGCACATCTTTGTATTCTCTATGTTTAAAAAATACATACTCATCATTGATACCAATAGATACTAAAAAGTTATTTGGATTTTTAGATGAAGGGTCTAAGTTACCCTCGTCTGTTATTTGAAAACTTGTTTCAACATCAAATACAGTTATCATAAATCATACCTCGATAGTTCTGGTATGATAGTACAAACTAACTGACCATGCCATCCTGTTATTTTATTTTTACTTATAGCCAAACTTCTAATCCTTTCATCTGTATCTAGTTTATCTCTATGACCTACGCCTATGATAACGTCAGCCTCTGCTGCTTTACCTGTCTTACTACCCTCCATCATGTCAAAAGTTAAATCAAACTTACCATGACCATCTGCTGATGCTTGTGATACTGCTACAACACAGCAATTGTTTCGTTTTGCAATCTCTCTTGCACCTGTGTAAATAGCACGAAGTTTCTCATCTGTTCGTGCAAAAGAACCTTTTACATTTACCTTATCTAATTGGTCTACAACTAAAATGTCTGGCTTTTCCTTTTGGACAAACTCATCTACATCATCAAGAGACCAATCAACTGTGTCAAGTATTTTAATATTTTTTCTTATTTCAGCCCATCTTCTATTTGCTTCTACTTTATCTGCCCTAATCTCATCAAATGTCATGCCTGTGTGTGCATTAATTAGTCTCATTTGTGTACGAACTGCAGGTTCTTCATTGATAAGTGCACAAACTTTAGCACCCTGTGACGCAAATCCGTCAACTCCCGATACTAAATTTACCCAAAACGCAGTCTTACCTGCCTCTGGTCGTGCAAAAATAATTACAAGATTGCCATCACCAACGCCATTGACCTTGTCACGAAGTGGTTCTAGATTAAACTTCCATTTAGTATTATCTTTCAATTGGTCTAATAAGTTATCAATATTGCCTGTAACATACTCGTACTCATTTACTTCTTCAAAAGTTACATCTAAATGTTTTTTTATTTCACTAAAATCAATATCACTGCCATTGTATATATCCGTTGCTATTTGAGCTACATGCTGTGCTATACCTCTTTTAAATAAAGAACGAATAATATTCTGTGCTATCTTTTCATTTGGTAACTCGATGTCTTTTATTTCATTAATCAGAACATCAAAGTTATCTCTTGCAGCTTTAGAAAGAGCAGGATTATAAACTTCTAAATGTAAAGTAGAAACTTCTCCAATACTTAAATCCTGGTCTGAATCTTGATGTGCACTTTGTATTGTTTCATACAATGCACCTGTACCATTTGTGAAAAACTCTTTTGATAATTTACTTTTATTTTTATCGTAAAAATTTTTATTTAATAATAATTTAATTAACTCCTTTTCCATCATATCGCTTTACTAATATACTTCTTACCCTTTCCCAGTTGACCCTATCACGCCACTGTGCATTTGTTTTCGGAAACCTCAATGCTTTCTTATCAAGTTTCTTTTTTACTTTCAATAACTTTCTTAAACACTTTGTTATTTTCATTGTGACATTATATTATAATCATTGCCATAACGCCAATCATCAGTGTCTTTGCACCACCAACAAATACGATTGTGATTACCTTGACTCATGAATGGTTTGTTGCACCTCATACAATTCCTTTCTTTCTTTTCTTTTTTTGATTTAGGCTTAGAATAATTATAATAATCTGGCCACTCAAACTTTTCGTTTGTCATTCTTTTTGTTTTCCCTTAAAGTTTCTAGCCACATGTCTTCAAATGTGGTTATTGTTTTCTTTAGATTTGATTTTGTCTTTGCTTTTTCTTTCAGATGCATATACAAAAAATCAACTAACAAATCACGAAACTGTTGTTGAAACATCTGTCTCATATTTTTATTTCTGCATGTTTAAAAGTAAAACCTAATCGTTTGATTATAATAATTGACGTTGATGATAAAGTTTTTTGTCCTGTCAATAGTGCAAACCTTTTTGCATTTTCACATATAGGGTACACTAACTCTTGCCCAAAAACGTTTTTCTTTTCTACTATTAATTCTTTACTCATTGTAGTACACTTTCTATTTGTTGTTCATTAAAATATTTCAAATCATCTTGAAGTATCTTTACTTTTGTAGGCATATAATATCTTAACTTATTGCTTATGTCAAATGCCTTGGTCGTTGCATCTCTATCAAGTGCAACAATTACTTCTTTAAATTTTTTTCTAATCACGGGAATAAAACTATCTGGTAAACTTGTACCCATCAAAGCAACACCAGAATATAAATGTGATACTGCACAAGCACTGGCACAGTCTTCTACTAAAATTGCTTTTTCTTTTTCACCGCATATGAAAGGATAAGTCTTGTCGCCATAGATGTACCACTTTGGATAGACAGATGAGTTTAAACCTCTACCAATTGCACCTTTTACTTTTTCTTTTTCTTTTATTAAAAATACAATCCTATGTTGCTTTACATCATACATAAAGCTAGCTTTTCCTTTTTCTTTTACTTTCAAACAATTATTCTTTCGTAAATATTCTATGCACTTTGGTTCTGAATGTATAGAAATAAAACTAGAAGGAACTACAAAATCTTTTTCTTTTTCTTTTTCTTTGTCTTTCCTTACTACGGTTTCATAAATCTGTTCCATTGACATAGCTTCTTGATGTTTGCCTTTGGCAGAACAAGACGCATGAAAACAATACCACATTAAATCTGAGCTATTCTTTTTTATTGTGAGAGTATTTGTGTTATGACAAAATGGACAATCCATTCTTGTATCAACATCTGTATTAGGAATTAGAGTTTTTATTATTAATAATTGTTGTGAGTAATTCATGAGGAGGGTATACACTAGACCAAAAAAAAAGTCAAGGCTGCCAAACACAAGGAAAAAAAGCAGCCTTGACTTACACGTAACAGTATCCACTAACAACTACAAAAGCCGATACTATTCAATCAGTAAATCCCGAGTTTATAACCATACGCTAGCTATGGTCAGCGATGTCTTAACCAACAAAGCCTAATTATGACGCTCATTTACTGAAACTCTTAAACTTACGCTAATGCCACGCCC